TACGCAAAAATGATTAAGGCCGATTATGAAAAGCAGTTTGTTTCACAATTTGAAAAGGGCGTTTTGCAAACTCGTGTTACAAATGCCGACGCAAGAGCTAAGCTAATAGCGAGAGACCAAATCAGTAAATACAACGGGCAATTAAATCAGACACGACAAACTGCATTGGGCTTATCAAAATATCGCTGGCAAACATCGGGCGATGAGCGAGTAAGAGATACTCACAAGGCCTTAAATGGTAAAATATTCAGTTGGGATAACCCACCGTCCGTTGGACATCCAGGAGACGAAATAAATTGTAGATGCGTAGCTTTGCCAATCTTTGATGTGGGCGTAACAGAAAACCCCACCTTGCTAAAATTATTAAACTCATGATATTTTATAATTAAAGCGAGGTTTAAAAAATGATAGTCAATCGACTTGATTACGGTTCGATGAATAGAGCCGAAAAAACTAGCCAAGGATATTTAAAAGCCCCATGTTTCGCAACAAGGGCCGGTATTTTTTTATACAAAAATGATGACGGTTCTATTAGACGTGAGTTTAGACCGCCCGAAGAAGTTTTTAATCCTGAAAGTTTAAAGACTTTGCAAGGCATTCCAGTGACAGACAACCATCCGCCCGTTATGTTGGATGCTTTAAATACCAAAGAATATGCAAGAGGTTTTACAGGCGATTTGGTAGAAAAATCAGATAACCTTGTTGCCGTACCTGTTACAATTACCGAATCAAATTTAATTGGTGCGGTAGAATCAAGAGAGAAAACGGAAACTTCATGCGGTTATGCTTGCGAATTAGAAGAAACAAGCGGCGAGTGGAATGGGCAAAAATACGACGCAATACAAAGAAACATTAGGTATAATCATTTAGCTGTAGTTAATAAAGGGCGAGCTGGTAGTCAAGTGCGAATTAGAATTGATGCCGCCGTTCAGATTGATAACGATTTACTAGAGGAGTTTTGCATGACAAAACTGAGAATTGACGAGGTAGATATTGAGTTAAGTGAGGCGGCGGCAATCGCTGTTTCTACAAAACTCAAAAAGGACGCAGCAAGTTTAGAAGATTTAAGCGCACAATTGACCGCTCTACAAGCCGAAGTTGAAAAACTTAAAGGCGAAAAAGAAGGTATGACGCTTGAAATGGATGCTTGCAAAACTGAAAAAGACAAGGCTATTGCTGAAAAAGAATCTGCAAAAATGGATAGTGCAGCTATTCACGCGGCCGCAATGGAACGTCTTAACTTGATTAAGATTGCAGAGAAGCAAGTGCCAAGCGTAAAACTTGACTCTTTATCTAATAAAGAAATCAAGTGCGAAGTTATTAAATCTAAAAAACCTGATTTTAAATTTGACGGTTTATCTGATTTATTTATTGACGGAGTTTTTGAAGGTTTATCAACTATTGTTGAGTCAAGAGTTGATGCTCTTGGGGAAGCAATTGTACATAGTAAACCTGTGGAAAAAATCGACGCTCGCACCGCATCAATGAACGCTGACAGAAATGCATGGAAATCTAACAAATAACAAAAGGAGTTATTTATGAGTCAATTGTCTTATAATACTGAGCAAGCAATTGCTGTAGAAGGTTCGCTTGGAGATTTAACAACTCACACCGTTAAGTCTTACATCAATAACAACGCAGTTAAAAAACGCTATACAATTACCGTTGGCACTGCGGCTGATGAAGTATTAACTCTTACTTTAACAAGCCCTGAGGGTGTTGTTACAACTGTAGAGTATAACGAAGGCGCAGTTGGTACTCTTACAACCAAACGCAATGGATTAATTTCCGCTGTTAACGCAAGCGCAGCAAGGCTCTATTGTGTAGCAAGTGCAAAAGACGCTGATGAATTTTACATCGAAGCTACTTTAAATACCTACAACTTTACAGTTGCAGAAGCCGAAACCAATTTGACTATTACTAACGATGTAGCATTTATTGCTAATGCAAATATTGGCTTTGGCTTAGCAATTGCACAAGGTACTCAAGATGTAGAAGGCCGTTTGTTAGCCGCTACATCCGATAAAGTTATCGGTGTTGCAGTTTATACACACGCCGACATGATTAATAACGGTGTAGCCGGTTATGCCGCACAAGCCGCCATGGGCGTATTAACCCAAGGTTGCATTTGGGTTAAACCAGAGGTTGCAGTTGTAGCTCAAGACGCAGTTTATGTTCGTGCTGTAGCTACTGGCACTGAACGAGCTGGAGCATTTAGACCCTCTGCTGATGGCTCTGATACTATCCAATTGTCAAACAGCAAATTTTTAACAAGCGCAAGTGCTGGTCAATTAGCCCTTGTACAAATTAATTTATAATAGAAAGGAATTAATTTATGAGCCAGAAAACTAGACTTGACGCCGCTGAAACTGCTTTTTTTCAACGTGAGTTGGAAGTTGTTAAAGCAAAAACCTATGACGTGAAATATCCTGAGCTTAAAGTACGCCGCTTAATTCCCGCTTCTTTTGAAGCTGGCGCAGGCGCAGAAAGCATCGTATATCAACAATATGACCAAGTTGGAATGGCTAAAATCATTTCGTCTTACGCATCTGATTTACCAAGAGCCGACATTGTTGGAAAAGAATTTACTGCTAAGATTAAGTCACTTGGTGCGGCTTTCGGTTATTCTATTCAAGAAATTCGCTCTGCAAATATGGCTGGCAAACCCTTACAGTCTCGTAAAGCAAACGCCGCTAAACGTGCGATTATGCAATTAGAGCAAAGAATTGCTTATTTTGGCGATGCTTCTACAGGCTTAATTGGGTTCTTAAATAACCCTAATGTAACCCAAACTACCGTACCAAACGGCGTTAGTGCAAGCCCATTGTGGAGTAATAAAACCCCTGATGAAATATTGCTCGACTTAAATGGTATGGCTAATTTCATCGTGGAGTCTACAAACGGTGTAGAAATTCCTAACACTATATTATTGCCACTAGCACAATATAACTACATTAAATCGACCGCACGCAGCGCACAATCTGACAAAACCATTCTTCAATATTTCCTTGAAAACAATGGCTACATTCAGACCGTTGAATGGGTAAATGAATTAAAAGCCGCTGGCGTTGCAGGCGTTGATCTAGCTGTATGCTATCGTAAAGACCCTGATGTATTAACACTCGAAATACCTTCCGACTTTGAACAATTCCCAGAGCAAGAAAAAGGCTTGGAATATGAAGTTCCTTGTCATCAAAGAATCGGCGGCGTTTTAGTGTATTATCCTATGGCCGTAAATATCGTTTCTGGTATCTAAAAACTTTGGAGAGTCTTATGATATTAGTAGAAAATAAAACAAGTAGTATTGCAGGAGTCAGCAATCTTAGCTTGCCAAATAAAGCACCTAGAAATATTGTTTTCAAAGTTGGCATTAACAAAGTTGAAAACGAAGTATGGGCGGAGTTGGTAAAGATTCAATTGATTAAATCTGCAATTGATGCAGGCGAGCTTGTTGTTACTGTAGAAAATGATGATGAAGACGTTGTATCGCTTAAAGAACTGACACAAAATAAAGCAATGGCGGTTGTAAAAGCTACGTTTGATATTGAGCTTCTGAAAAAATGGCAAGAAAATGAATCCAGAGTTATTATTAATAAAGCTATTGATAGCCAATTAAAACTTATGGATTTATCGCCCGAAAAAGAAACAGTTGAAAAATTTGTCTGATGAGGTTATTAAATGACGCCGACTTTAATCAAAGAAATGTTCACTGAATTTGCTTCTAAGTCGGATGCTTATGTTCAATTATATATTGATCAAGCAATCTTGAGCGTCAATGCAAACATTTGGGGCGTAAAATCTGAACTAGGTATTGCTTATCTTACAGCTCATTTAATGACCATGGTAGAACGTGGCGGAGCTGGCAAAGCTGGAAACATGACCAGTGAAAAAGTAGGCGATTTACAGCGTTCTTATGGCCCTGCAATGGTGTCATTAACTGTTATGACTACTGAATTTCACATGACAAATTACGGTGCGGAGTTTGTTAGATTACGCAAATCATTACCTATAACTCCAATAGTTCTATAGGTGTATCATGGCTAAAATTGTTGATAAGGACAAGGGCTTCAAGAAGCTATTGGCTACCAACAAGAAGTTAGTCAAAAAGCCCCATGTAAAAGTTGGCGTACAGGGTTCGGATGCAACCGAAAATTATGAAGACTCACCTTTAACGGTTGTAGCAATTGCAAATTTTAATGAGTTTGGGTTAGGTGTTCCAGAGCGTTCTTTTTTGCGAAGTTGTATTGATGAAAACAGAGCAAAATATATTAATATCGTAACTCAACTTAAAAGTGAAATTGTTTTAGGCGTTATGGATAACACCAAGGCGATGAGCTTATTGGGCGAGAAAATTAAAAGCGATGTTGTAAAAAGAATCGAGGCTGGCATTGCACCAGAAAACGCCCCTAGCACAATCGAGCAAAAAGGAAGTTCAACGCCTTTAATTGATACAGGCCAGCTCAGGCAATCTATAACTTATGTAGTCGAGGCAAGGGAATGAGTAGTACAAACGCCGCCGAATTAATTAAATCTTTTTCAGAAGCAATAACGATAACTCGTTATGGTATTGGTAGCTATTCTAACGGTAATTATAGCGCAGGCACGCCCACGAGCGTGAGCGCACTAGCTTCAATACAACCATTAAACGGGAGAG